CACACAGCCAAGGGCTGTGGTACTATTAATTCATTTATCGGTAACAGTAATCCCATTGAATGAATTAAAGGGCTCCTTTAGGAGCCGATTTAAATCTTCAAGGGTGTAAATCTTCAAGGGTGTAAATATTCAAGGGTGTACACAATAAAATACCTGTAGTTTATAATAATTGCTGTTTTTTAAAATGAGTTATGTTAGAGTTACAACACCGATTTATATTCCAATGACTTTAGGAGGGGGGAGTTATACAGGTATTTCACCTGTACAAACAATGAATGATTTTAAAAATGCTACAGATATTTTGGCTCGTCGCATTGTTGTTAAATCGTGGGACAAATATGGTGCTACTGGTGTAAACAATGGTTATGCTCGTATTATTACGCCTTTTCGAGCAGTCAATAGTAGTGGGGATTTTTTATCGAGAGTGAATTATGCATACAATGTTCCAAATCCTATTAATTCTTATCGTCCAGGGGTATATATTCGTAAAATTGGTTCAACTCCAAACCAAAGTGATGGAACAGGAGTGCCTTCTGGAAATTGTAATCCAAAATACGTATATGATTCTTCCGATTATGTTCGATACAGAAAGTTAAGGGCGATAAATAGAAACTATAATGATAGTTCTAATGGAGGCGACCAAAACAATGCTTCGTATGTTGCTCTACGTAGTATAGTTGGCGGAAAAAATTAATCAAACAGGGTGTTTGTTTGTAAAATCTACTCTCATAACATATAGTCTAAATGAAATTATCAAAATACATCAATCTTCCTGTTTTCATATTAAGTTTTATCTTTGGATTATTTATCGTGTGGTTTATGGTGCCACAATCTAAACATATTTATGTGTATCCAACACCTGATAATGTAGACGTACTTCAATACAAGGATTCTGCCGGTGAATGTTTCGAGTTTGAGAAAAAAGAGGTTGAATGTCCAAAAGACAAGACTAAAATTGAGAGAATACCGACACAGTAGTTTGTTTTTCGTGTATGTAAACAAGAAAAACAAAGGAAATATTATCCAAATGGGGCTTCTTTAGGTGCCAATATACATCTTCACAGGTGTAATTAAAAATTTTTGAAGTTCAAAACATCAGCTGGAATATATTCAAACGCGTGTGATGGCATTGATATGGGTAATTCAGCTGATTTAAAAGGTACAGCCATGATGAAAGAGTGTATATAATAATAGACAAAGACAGCCAAATATTCCAGAGGCAGTATTAGAAAAGGATAAGCAACAAATAATAATAGTATAATAATTTTTGTGATAAAAAAAGCTTTATACATAACAAAAAATATTAGAATAAAAATAAATACAAATAAAAAATAGAACCAAAACATTAATTTGTAGATAAAGTGAATATTTTTGTTTTGTTCTAATTGATAATATCTCTCCCTGTTATTTATGGTTGAATCCATTGTTATTCGTTTAATACCGTCTTCTAATGATATGTTTTGTTTATTAATTAAATCATAATTTTTCGCCTTTTCATCGAGAATCTGTCGTTTTAATTCTTCGTTTCTTTGAACAACCACGTCCGAATCTACAATGTTATAATTGCTCATTTGTTTAATAACAGAATATTATTTGTTGATTGAGTTGTGTGTTGTTCATTTGTAATGATTGTAACCAATTTCATAAGCCGTATTTGGTAAAGCCAATCCTATAGAGTTAAACAAGTAGATTCCTATATTGTCATTATAAACACCGGATTCAAAACCTTCACGAACACACACTGTGTTTCCTTTATCCCATACTGTTCCTGCAATAGAACTACAGCAGTCTTTACCAACACATGTGTTGAAACTCAAGTCAAAACTACTGTTGGTAATAAATTCCGAATTAAAAGAAATATCAGGAGGTGCTAAATCCAATTTGTCGAAATCATTTGGGTCTTTTTTTCTCATATCCATAAACAGGTATATTGTCATAATAAATCCGAATCCCAACACGATACTTATTAAAATATTACAGGGTAACCATGTTGGTAAAAAACTGCATAAAAAAATAATGACCAAAATAGTGGTAAAACACAGAATCCAAATACAAACAATATAAATTAAATGTATGTTTCGTTTTCTTCGGTTTTCATTCATTTTAATCAACCGAGCTTCTGTGGTCAATTCATTAGACTGTTTCTCCTGTTGTTCGGTCAAACGAGCAGTCTCGTCATTTAGAATGCGGTTCATCTCTGCTTGATGACTTAAAATTATTGCATTGGCTTCATTAGAACCTGCACACTTTGTGTTTGAACCACTTGCACCCAATGAATACCCTCTAGAATCAATAGGGACTATATCACCTTCTGCACCGATAGTCCCGGGAGACCCCCATGGTCGTTTTTTGTCACAAATTTTGTAACCTTGAACCCATTGACTAGGAATACAGGCGTAATTATTGGAACGACATGTATTGCAATCGGGGTATATTTCCACAATAGCTAAAAGGTTATCGGCAAGGTTTTTATTTACAGGTCCAGGTGTAGACATTGTATATTTTTTACAATTTATATGTTAACTATATATATTAAAGGAAAAAATGTCACAATTAATCTGGATATTACTCCTTGTTATTGTCATTATTTTGGCTTACATTATTTATAGATACTTTACACAAACAAACAAGACTTTAACGAAATCAATTTATTTAAATGACACTACAGAGACAGGTGTGACATCTTCACTTATTTCTGGTGATAAAATTTCCAATCCACAGGCGGCTAATTTTTCGATTTCATATTGGATTTATGTTAATTCGTGGAATTCTAATTCAAAAAAATACGTATTTAGCTGTAGTCCGCCCAATGGTTATTTATCAATGTATTTTGATGAAACAAAGCCAACACTAAATGTAAAATTCACAACAGGGTGTAAAAAGCACGTTCCCGCTACTGAAACCATAAAAGTTACAGACAATTTTCCTCTTCAAAAATGGGTATATGTTATTCTAAGTGTCAATAGCAATTTCGTGGATATGTATTTAGACGGACGGTTGATTAATTCTTATAAAATGAAAAATTCCGACCTGTATTTGACGTGTTCCAAAGATAAGTGGTCCATACAAATGGGTTCAAACTTTGACGCTTATATATATGGATTCGTAAGAGATATTAAAGAAATGACACCACAGACGGCGATGTCCAACTATTATTCCACGGCTCCACAGGCGAATAAAACCAGTATGTTTGGTAATTACAATATGAACATCGATATTCTAAAAGATGGAACTCTAAGCAGTACTTTGAGCGTGTTTTAATAGTAACAAGTGAAAAGACAAGTACAGAATAAAATCTATGGAGTTATACGATTTTACAACCGCTGTTTTGATATACAAGATTTTACAACTTTACACACTTGAGGATGTAAGTTAAAAAATAGAACGAGAAGTAATAACAGGAGATGAAGAAAACGACATTTATAACTATATGCAAACCGTGTAAAAGGGTGTAAATAAAATTGATTATATGAGAATTTTATTTACCGGAAAGACAACATAATAACTAAATCTGTCTATATATAAAAAATGGAAACGATACTTCGTCATTATTTAGAAAATATAAATGAACCAACAAGGTCAAACGACCTGGTTCAAGAAGTAGAAGTACGTTTTGGGAATGTGGGTAAATCCAAACAAAATTATAAATCTGTATCCCAGATGGGTATAACAAAGGTGGATTATGATAATGTTATTAAACAGCTTTATGCTACCGGGTTTAAACAGGAGAATACAGGGATTCAAATGTTGCGTGCATATGGAGAATCCAAGGATGGTCCGCGTTTAGAATTGGTTGGTGTAGAATTGATACAGGAGTACTGTGAAACGAATGATATAATGACGTGTTTAGAGAACCCTGCTCATTCGACGCCGGTCCCAACCCCGGAATTTCCACATAAAATCAAAATGACACAAAAGATAAAACCGAAAACGAAGAATGGTGATGTAATAGAGGATTATCAACAGGTGGATTATAATTTTCGCGTGGCCTACAAATACGAACGTGAAACAGTTTTATATAATAAAATCAGTGTTCAGCAACAACCGCCTGAAATGAAGAACCTGTTGCAATCATGGAAATCACAGAAAAAGATATTTAGGTATATGAAGCGTATTCGATACAGTCATACGGATTACCCCTTCTTCGCCGACTGTACAATTTTAAAATCCACATCAACACCGCATTACAGTATTCAAGAGTCGGGTGTAATGAACGAAGATACTAAATATGAAATCGAATTGGAAATAGACAATAGTCGTGTTGGTATAGGTCGTTCTTTCCAAACATTAGACCCATTGGTAAATTCTTTACGGAAAGGTATACGTATTGTCCTATCAGCACTACAGGGTAGTATTTATCCAATATCATATGCTGTACAAGACAAGACATTATTGGAATATTTACACCTGTTGTATTCGGTTGTATCGCCAAACTTAGAAATAGGTGGAAATCTATTTTTGGGTCCAGCATCCAAAACCCTACAAATATACAACATTGTGGAGAATAATAAGATTGATGGTGGCGTTGATGTTCCAAATATACGTACAGGCTACACAGTAACAGATAAGGCTGATGGTGAACGTAAACTATTGTTTATTTCTGGGGAAGGTAAAATGTATTGGATAGATGTCAACATGAAGGTTTCTTATACGGGTTGTAGTACTAAACGCGCAGAATATTTCAACAGTTTATTGGACGGAGAACAGATTTTGTATGACCGAGACAAACAGTTTATCCATTGGTTTGCCTGTTTTGATGTATATTTTATCAACGGTAAAAACGTTTGTCAGTTACATTTTACTAAAACCGAGGGTCGAGAACAGGAACCAGATACGAAATTCCGCCTGTTTCTGTTGGATGAAATGATTAGTCGTTTAAATGAAACGATACAGGTTGAAAACCAACAGTGTCAAATGACACTCTGTTTAAAAACATTTTATGGGAATGGTCCAAATTTCAATCGAATTATTTCGCATTATGTACAAAAGCCTGATATATTCAGTGGTTGTCGGCAGATTTTAGAAAAAAAGTTGGACTTGTTTCCTTATGAGACAGATGGTCTTATATTTACACCTGCTCCATCAGCGGTTGGACACGGAAAACAACCGAGTTTTGGACGTAATAGTCCATCGACAAGTGAAAATTGGCGGATAACGTGGGAAGAATCGTTTAAATGGAAACCGTCTCAATACAACACGATAGATTTCCTGGTGAATGTTGTTAAACAAAAGAACGGTGTGGAAGAAATCCATCGCGATCGTCAAGGGATACCCTATAAAACTCTAATATTGCGGTGTGGGTTTAATCCAGATAATAGTCAGTTCTATGTAGCTTCTTTCCAAAACATGTTGAAAGACATTATACCAAATGAAAGTGAGACGGATTATTATGACCCAAAATATCGCAAGAATTACAAACCTGTAAGATTTGTTCCATCCAACCCATATAATCCAAAGGCATACTTTTGCTGTGTTTCATTAACCAACAGGGATGTTTCAGATACGACGATTAAGGCCGAAGACGGTGAAATCATAGAAGACAATATGATTGTTGAATTCAAGTACGATATTGCGAATGGATTAGAAGATAGAAGACGTTGGATACCACTACGTGTTAGACACGATAAAACGAGTCAGTTGCGTAAAACATTCGACAATTTCGGTAATTCATACCCAGTGGCGAATAACAATTGGTATTCTATACATCATCCTATAACAGCAGAAGTTCTGTCTTCTGGAAAGGGGATACCAGAGTCTTCTGTTGAAGATACTATACAGGATGTATATTACAATCGAAGAGGAATTAAAAACGTGGAAATGCTTACAAAGCCTCTACGTGATTTTCACAATCGTTATGTGAAATCCTGTTTAATTCAATCAGCTGTTCGGGCAACGAAGACGGCTCAATCATACAAAACCCTGTTGGATTACGCTGTTGGTAAAGCGGGGGATTTGTCGAAATGGACTCTGTCTCGCGAAGTCGGATTTGTGTTTGGCATTGATATTTCAAAAGACAATATAGAGAATGCAATGGATGGCGCCGCACAGAGGTATACTCAACACCGTGTAAAGAACCCCCGTTCCCCTTTTCGAGCTATTTTCCTACAGGGTAATTCTGCTTTAAATATTCGCAATGGTGATGCGTTCTCTAATGACAGGGATAAACAAGTGGCTAAAGCCCTTTTAGGTGAAGCCCCTGCTCAGCAAGAATATCGTTTAGTCAAGGAAAAACAGGGGATTGGGAAGGACGGGTTTCATGTTAGTTCTTGTCAATTTGCAATCCATTATTTTTGGGAATCTGTAGAAACTCTTCATGGCTTTTTAAAAAACGTTTGTCAAAACACGGCTCCTGGAGGATTCTTTATTGGAACCTGTTTTGATGGCGAAACCGTATTTAAACGTTTAATAGACCGAAGCAATCTTTTGATTACAAGAATAAACAATGGAGAGGAACAACGAATTTTCGAGATAAAGAAATTATACAGTAGTCATGTATATGTTGGAGATGCAACCTCTATAGGATATAAAATTCGCGTATATCAAGAGACTATTAATCAGGAAATTGACGAATTTCTTGTTCATTTCGACTATTTTCAAAGGTTAATGGTTCAATATGGTTTTGACCTTTTGCCTTTAGAAGAAGCTCAACAATGGGGGTTGCCTGATTCAACAGGTATGTTTGAGGAAATGTATCAAAAAATGATGTCTGAAAAGCGTCAAATATATGGAGAATCTCATAATATGAGTGAAAAAGAACGAGCTGTTTCTTTCTTGAATCGGTATTTTATGTTTCGTAAAAATCGTGTTGTGGATGCAGAGGGTGTGTCTCGAAGAATGTTGAATATCGCTCTTCCCCCTACTATAGCCCCTACTATAGCCCCTACTATAGCTGAAAGTCAGCCATCATCGAGTCCCAAGAAAACAGCTGTAGAGAAAAAGACGAAAACGAAGAAAATAAAAAAGGCTGTATTGATTGTTAAATCAGATACACCGCCGTCTTTAACAGGTCGTATCTATACTCCTCGTACTCCGGATGAAGCTCCACCGAATAATATTTAGACCCTGAATTTTTAGTCAAAGATATTCAACAGTATGATTTTTTTGTTTTCGTAGTAAATGAAAACAAAAAACGGTTGTATTTTATACATTCATCTTTGCATATAGAGGTGAATGGTGTTGATAATCAACAACAACGAAATCATTCAATTCGTAATCTTCAATGTATTCTTTTTTTTGAACAATATTCAAAACGGGGAAAGGAAAGGGATGTCGCGTTAATTGTTCTGTAATTGCGCTAAAATGGTTCTTGTAAATATGGCAGTTTCCAACAAACAGGATGAATTCATGTGCTTCTAAATCACAATGTTTCGCCAACAAGTGTGTTAAAAAACAATAACTTGCGATATTGAATGGTTGTCCAAGAAAAAGGTCATTAGAACGCATTGTAAGAGCACAACTTAAACGGGTTCCTTCACTCACGTAGAATTGCACAAAACAATGGCAAGGGGGCAAAGCCATTTCGCCTAATTGACAGGGGTTCCAATAACTCATGACGATTCGGCGTGAATTTCGTGTTTCGGGATTTTTCAACAGGTTAATTACGTATTGCAACTGGTCTACTCCATATTTATCTTCTTCCATGTCGTAGGTACTATTAAATACATTTCGTGTGCCATACCTTTTATTTTGGTCACAAATATATTTTGCGTTAAATCTTCTCATTTGCCAACCATAAATAGGCCCTAATTCGCCTTCTTCGTAATGTTTCAACCCGGCCTTGTCTAAGAATTCACGAGTGGAGTTGCCATTCCAAATACCAACACCTTGATTTTTCAATATATTATTATGTGTTTGTCCGCGAATCATCCAAAGAAGTTCTTTCAAGGCGTTTTTCCAAGAAACGTGTTTGGTTGTCAACAGGGGTATTTGTCCATTATTTAGGGAAAAACGCAGAGTAGCACCGAAAATACTCCGTGTTTCACCATTACGTGTTTTTTCATCGTATCCATTTTCTAAAATATAATTGGCTAAATTCAAATACTGTTCTTCTTCTTTATTTAGAGTGTACTTGATTCTTTCTTCATAACAATACTCATTGTCGTCATCAAGGTATTTATTTGAAAGAAAAATGATTGATAGAAAGAAATCGCGAAAAATGGCGAAAATAAATGAAACACTATCAACAAGAATCATTCTGTTTATTATTACAGAGCGGTTGTTTTTATCTTATTTTTACACCGTTACGGTGCGAATAAGTAAAATTGAATATAAAGAAACAAATTTAAACACATTTTTACACAAAGAAACAATTACAATGACTACAAATATTGATGACGAATGGCAACAGTTTATTTTAAAGGAATACAAAAAGGATGGATACGATGGAATAATGCATTCTCATTTAACCAATGACGAAAACGAAGTTGGAGAAGTCTCTGAAAATGCCTGTTTAGAAGAAGAGTTCGATTTAAAGAAACCACCAAAATGTGATGAATTATTTATTTCGACAAAAACGAAATGTCTATACCTGTCAGAACCTATAGACATTGAACGTATTTTCTGGGGAATAAATGTTATTGATTATTACAAACAAGAGTGTGGCGTGGTTAAAAAACAAAAGAAGATAGTGTGTCACACTCCGGAAGAATATGAAGAATATAAAGAGCGTTTAGGTTCGGTTCGTCATTATTATCAAGAACAAGTGATAAAAATGATTGATAATGTTGGATTGGCTCCTGAAGGAACGGAAACACGTGTTTATAAAAAACGGTTCAATAAAAATGAACAAAAAACAACAGGGGAATTTATGAAATGTAAAAAACGGGTTGTTTATAAAAATGAACGCAAATTGACAGTTGGAATGTGTAAAAAGGATATTATAAATTCTCGGCGAAAGAAAAAAAGTGGGGCTTTTTACAATTGTTTTGCATTGATTGTCCGGTTTTTACCGAACCAGAATGGCAGGGAAGATTTCCAGGAATTTCACGTCAAGGTTTTTAACACGGGGAAGATGGAAATTCCAGGTAGGTTCTCTAAATCCATTTTAGAACAAATTAAACAGATTGTGTTGGATATTATTCAGCCATTTAATCAAGGAGATAAACCCCTATGTTATGTGGATGGAAAAGATGGTGTTTTAATTAACTCCAATTTTAAATTAGGGTATTTTATTGACAGAGACCGATTATACACCCTGTTGCGTAATAAATATGGCATTGAAACCTCTTATAATTCTTCTAGTTATCAAGGTGTAAAATGCAAATATTATTTCAATAATGAAAATGGGTTTGATGGTGAACAAACAGGTTGTATTTTGGAAAAAGACGCAATGAAAATGAAGGAATTAGCTAAAACGAAGAAATACACAAAGATTTCTTTCATGATTTTCCGAACAGGAAGTTGTATTATTGTTGGTAATTGTACCAAAAAGATTCTTTATTTCATTTACGAGTTTATTAAAACTATTTTAACACAAGAATACGCCAATATTTCAACAGGTTTAGAAATGGAAAAAAACCCAAACGCTCCTAAAAAAATATTCCGACCTAAAAAAATGAATATTCATTATTACGAAGAAAATACAGAATAATTGTGTAATGTATTTTTTACATTTGTAAATACATTATACACGGGGTTCGGTTATAGTACAATAATTATCAAGGGTGTAAAAATATTTATGATGATAAAATAACAACACTTGGTTCTGTAGAAGTTGTATCCTGTGTAGTTACAATGGGTGTAGTTGTTTTTAGAACTCTGATAACTTCAACAGTTGTTGCCACAATTAAAAACATCAATACATAAGGAAGTAGTAAAATAACCCAAGATAGATTTGTATAACCCTTGCTACAAATCCAGTTCAATATCCAAGTCCATATAATACCAAAGACTGTTTTTAATAAGATAATAGAGATACCCACGCCTTGAAAAATAGCAACAATAATGGTGATTATTAAAATGGCTAAATAAATCTTGGCTGGAAGACAAATTTTTTTAAGAAAGTCCATTGCTAAATTAAATATATAGATTAACATGGGATAAAAATAAATATTCCCCATGTGTTTTCTTTCATTTCAATATTCCAACAGCTAAATAATAATGATTCATAAACAACAGGGTTGGTTTAGTACTGTTGAATGTAATTCATTTGTTTGTTTTTAGAAGTTTTAAACTTTACAGAAAAGGTGTTGTGGGTATCGACAATGTTTGAACCACATTGAAAGGCGTTTTCAAAAGGCGTTGTGATAAAGGACACACGAGTTCCTCGGACTAAACTTCCAGAATTTTGATTGACTCCTGTGGTGTTTGTGGTGCTTGTGGTGTTTGTGGTGCTTGTTGTAGATACAGGGGTGGGTAGGGTAGGAACAGGAACAGGTGGTGGTAGGGTAGGAACAGCATATTCTGTAATAGGAATCACATTGTCATGTAATACCGCCGTGTTGTCTCTACAAATGATGAAGTGGGGATTAGGCGAAGAAGAAGTTAAAACAGGGGATTGACTATATCCTTTTGATTTAATGTAAGAACAGGTATCTTCGTATAACTTTAGAATATCAACATTACATTCATTGGAACGAAGACAATACAAAAGACTATCTGTAAAAGCCCCCACATACTGTCTTTGTTCTTGATTAACTGTGTCAGCCGAAGACTGTGTGTCTTTGCAACCAGACAGAACGAATACATTTGGGTTTCCGGCGATTTCTTTGTTTGTGTCTTTTGTTCTAACCAACGCCTTTCCGTTAAATTCAAACATATTTTGAAGGTCGCAAATAGAACCACTGCAACAACTATCGAAAATCAGAATGGTTCTGCATTTTACATCTTTGATAATATTAAAAATATCGTCATCTGTAATGAATCCAGACCTTTTATAATCAACAGGAACAATTATTTCATCTAAACCATCTGTTTCGTCATTATCCAAACTTCGTATTTGAGAACCATGGCCACTGTAATGAATCCATAATTCTGATAAAGATGCAGATGATTCCACCGCCATTTTCAAAGTAGCCAGAATATTGGTTTTAGTCGGCATACAACTTGGATTATCATCTCTTAGTTCTAAAATGCCACTATTCTTGTAATTTAAGGCATCCTTTAAGAAGTGTGACATATTAATGATGTCATTTATACAACCGTTTAATTGGCAATTAGTTCCGTAGTAATTACAACCTATTAATAACGCACGCTTAGACATTTATGTATATAGTATAACTCTATAAAACAAAAATAATACACCCACATGTGTTGCAAATATTACTAACCAAACTAATGGTTTATATTTGAGATATACGTTCTATATCATCACGAAAACCACCTATAACTATATTTTCATTCTTTAAATATAAATCAAAACATAATTGATGGAACTGATTTGTTTTGTACATGTCTTGTTTTATAGACATGCCTAAATATTCATTTCCTTGCAAATCATTTTGGTTCTTTAAATTAATCCAAACCATAAACACCCTGTTGTGGTTTTCGGAATTATACAGAAACCAATTAGTATAAGAGTTGTAAGAACAACATCGGCATTCATACAACAAACTAAAACCACCCTTTTCTTTTAAAACGCGCGAATATTCTTCTCTTGAAATAAAAATTGTTCTAAAATCCCGTTTTAATAAATACATTTTTTCTGGGAGCTGACTTTCATTTCCATCTGTAAAATTCGGATGTGGATGATGGTTCATTTGTGCATCAATAATTCTTTCAAATAAATAATTCATATTTTTTTGAACCTCTGTTTCCATTTTAGAGCAACACGTATTGTAAAGTCTGTTTAGTCTTTATACACTTATAGTTGTTTTATGAGAACCACACTGTTTATTTGGTGCTAAATCAAATGAAAACGGCGAATGGCTGTATCTACGCGTTTGATAAGTTCACGTTTTTCCGTGTTGTATAGTCGCAAAACAGCCAGAGTTTCGTCCAATGTTTTCCATCCGATTTTACTTACTTCTGAACAGGCAAATTGTGTGTCTAAAGGTGGAAATGGTTGGGATTGACACATTAAAAAATACTTGTGTTTATATGACCTATAATTGGACCCAATAAATATTTCTTCTAAAGGAAACAGGTTATTGACCAATTTCAACTGTTGACCACAAATACCGGTTTCTTCCGAGAACTCTCGTAATGCACATTCATATTCGTTTTCTTGAAAATTCCGGCGACCCTTTGGAAATCCCCATTCTGGTTCTTTCCAGTCTCCATATAATTCTGTCGATTCTCGAATTAAATCAGCCAATGTGTAATGAAGAGAATCATTGTAATTACGATTTTTGTGAGAAAGTGTAATTCCGCGACACAGTTGGTTAAATTTAGTTCTACTTATATTCTCTTCAATACGGTTATTGTAATTTTTCACGTCTTTTTTAAAAGAATGACTTTCATCATTCCATACTTTTGCCCACAATTCTTCAAACGTTTTAGTTTTCAAGTATTCCTTTTCTTCAGTAGTCATTTGTTTCAACATATTCATGATATAATACCGATTACTAACAGAGTATTTACCTCGCATAAAATCAATGAATCCCAGCGTGTTTTTTCGACATATCAACAGGTATTCAATACGTTCTTCTTCCATTTTACGGAAAAGGATAACACCATAACTTGTAATGGGGGATTTACACTTGTTGAAAATATGACCATATTTACCACAATTGTTGCAAAAAAGATTAATGTTATTATTATAATATTCCTGGTTCATAACAGGTGTTTTTTCTATTATTTTGAATAAACATCTATATTTGTTCTACAATTTACCGTGAATTATTCTAAAGTAAAATAGTCCATCAACCTGGTCAAGCCATAATAAACACTCCCAAAAATTAGTGATTTGAACGCCAACCCATAAGAATTCATATGTCCTTCTGTGTTAAAAAGTCCAGGCAAATACAACAGGGTGTATTTATGAAGCGTCTCGGAAACGGCAGGAACGCTAAATATAAAAAATAAAACGGCCAACAACAGGGGTATTTGAAATTCTTCCCAAAAATCTTCCAAGATTCGTTTTCGGTATTTTTTGCGTCGATGTTCCTTTATTTTTGGTTCTCCTAATTCCAAGAATTCGTTGATTTTACCTCGAGAAGAAGGTGGAATATAATTCGCCCTTGTCTGTTCATCCATATATTGTAGAGTATTTTGTGGAATATCGCGGGATGGTAGCTGATTCTTAACAGGGAATTCACCTGTTGGAAAGGCTGAATTGTCGCTAAATGAAAACCCCTGTTGTCCACCCCCCTGCCCCCCTTGAACTTGATTGGAAGGACCTCCAAATGGCGGTGGATGAATATCAATCGGACAATAAACAGTGGCATTTAATTCGCCTTTTCCCTTTTCTATTTTAATCGGTGGTGGCAATTCTCCTATTTGATAGGTAATATTTTCAGGGATTTGACCTCCTCCGCTACGAGATGGTTGAGAAAACTGTGATGCCGTTTGTAAATCGTTAATGGCTGTTGTTGAAATCTCCATTTTCTTTTGTTCAATCGTCAATTAAATTATCGTTCAAATAATTGTTCCGATTACTTGCGCACACTAAAAACAAAAATAAAATAGCTCAATAATCTAATAATAAACCAAAAACCCAAAATGATACAGTCAAGAATAAATTCTAAAATAAAATACGAAGACAGCGAAAAAATAAATGTTAAAGACTATGGACAGTCTCTAGACATTTATGAATACGAGGTTTTTCCAGATACACCGCCGATTATGGTAGCTGTAGGTGTTAAACAAACACATGCAAATGACGACAACATTGTGTATCATTATATATACGCTACTCTCGATCCAGAGAAAAATGGTAAATTTCAAAGAACATTGGGAATCGTTGAAATAAAAAAGGACGATTATTTAAACATTTTAGATGAAGATGATGATTTAGACCTCGACAAAACAACACCCCTGTTATTCATCGACAAGACTAAAATTTTGGAAATTTATCAAAAACAACAGGGGTTTTCACAACAAACAAAAGCCCCCAAAGTCAATGTTGAATTAGAAAAGGAAGCTTTAGAAAAAGAAACAGATATTGATGCAGAAGAAGATAAATATCTATTAGAACCAATAACTAAAAAAGACGGTCGAAATAAAAACACTTTATTGGAAGGAAAACTTAATATATCTAAGCGTTCTCAACATATTGAAAGCAAAGAGGAGGCTCAGAAACTCATTGAAGAATACAAGGAGAATCCCGGAAAACACGATTGGATACAAGAACGAATGAAAAACACGCATTATTCGATTCTTTCGGTTCCTGGCGACGGAGATTGTTTTTTCCACGTTGTGTGTGAAGCGTTTAAAAGTGTGGGTATTCAGACGACTATAAGAGGTCTTCGAGAATTCTTGTCAAATCACTCATCTGTTGAAAAGACTTTTAAACAAGAGCAACAGATATTTTCGGAATTTAGTTTATTGCGCGTCGGTTTAACGAATAACAACACGGTCATTACAACGCGTCTTGAAGAAATAAAGACACTTTTACGAGAAAGTTTATCCGAACAAGACAAAAAGACATTAAACGAAGAAAAGAGAACCCTGTTGGAAAGGAAACGACGGAATGACGAGAAAATCGCCGATATAAATAGTGACATTTATGATATTGTCCCTCATATGAAAAAAATTAAAACGGAAGAAGAATACAGGGAGTATATTAAAACTTCACAATTTTGGGCGAATGAGTGGGCGATAGAAACCTTGGAGAATAAACTACAGGTGAAATTCATCCTGTTTCCAAAAGACGAAAATGTTATATACACTGTTGGGACTCTTAATAAACCCAACAGGTATATTTTGGCGGCGTTTGTGTCTGGAAACCACTACGAATTAATCCAATACAATCAAACACGACTGTTTTTATCATTTGATTCTCTTCCGTATTCTGTAAAATGTTTAGGGGTGAAATACCGGTTTAGAATTCCGGATTTTACAAGTTTCCGATGTGAAGTGGTTGGTGGAGAATACCATAATATAGAAGACGAGGATGTGGAGGATGCCAGAGAACAACAGGATGGGTTTGTGTTTTCTGATGATGCCAAACCACATGTTTTCCATAAAAGACAAATGGCTGACTATTTCGAATTAAGAAGAAAACGGAATAAGGGATGGGAAAGAGTATTGTCTGACGATTTTATTTTAAATGAACCATTAAATATCGACGGACAAAAATGGAATTCTGTTTCACACTATGTATTGGCTGGTCATTTTCATCAAAACTCGTCTTTTTATAAAAACTTTACAGCAGAAAGTGATACTCTTATTTCTAATAATATTCAAATTGCCAGAAAAGCTGTTGATAATCCAGGAGATTATACATTATCCAACAGGGGTTCTTATGGAAACCGAAAAATAAAAGACAAGAACATTCTTTTTGTTCCTTTGACAAATGTGAATCGCGATACTTTAACCGATGAGCGTATAAATAAACGTCGAAAAACTGCTTGGTTAGAGAAATTAAAAAACCCACTTATAAAACACCTTTTGATTTCAACACGAGAAGCCAAGTTGTTTCAAAATGACCAAGACAAAGAAGACACCCTGTTGGAAAATCTCCGCGATTCTTTGAATCATCCTATGTAATCCTGTAAAAGGGTTATCGAGATTATCGAGATTATCGAGATTTATTCTAAAACTATTTCATATCAACAGGGTTATGAAAGGGCGAAAAACATTTAAAATATTATACGGTTCTCAAACTATATTACAAGAAATTCAACAGGAGTTCCAGGAAAAAAAGAAACAGGTGGCCTTTTTAAATCCTCAAAAAACATCCCTGTTAAAAGACAGTGTTGTTCAAGGCAGTTATTTTCAATATATTCCTAAACCCATACAGGAATACATTATAAATCATGATTGGAAATACGGGTATAGAATCCAACAGGGTTTTCCTGTATCCGGAGTAGAAACAGGTAGTGTTAAATTCACCCTACATATTTACACGGATTATAGTAAAGACCCGAGTCTGGATATTTTATCAATATTTTTACTCCTTTTGGAACGCGTTCAACAAAAGAGTATCTTACAACCGGAATACGAATTGTATTATTATGCCACACCCTTTTTAAAATATTTTCCAGAAAAAACAGGGGAACTTATTGATGAAATTCATGCCAACTCTGGATTTACCGTAAAAGCATCTCCAATCCCTATTTATGTTTTTAGGAAAGAAGAATGTCAAAGGGTGTGTATTCATGAAATGCTACACGCATTTGGATTCGATGGTATTAATCAGAAAACCGGGAGAGGACCAGCAGAAGGTACAGAATGTTTAAATTTGCTTAGAAATATTAATGGAGAACACCTGTGTGATAGATATGAGGGGGTTCGTATATATGAAGCATTAACAGAGACACAGGCTACTATTTTGAATATCCTCTTTAAGAATCCGAAATCATTGAAATCCCTGTTTCAGTCATTAAAACAGGAAAGAACCCATGTTCATTATCAAATACAACAATTGCAATCGCATTACAGAATATCCAGCGAAAATTACAGTGGGTATAAACAGGGTTTGTCGAAGACAATAAGTTATTTTTTATTTAGAGGATTTCTAATGGATGAATTAAACAGGTTCATACAAAACAACCTGTTGTCTCCTCAATCGACTGATTATGTGGATATTATCCAAGAAGGATTACAAAAACAAGGTGTAGGCAAGGGTTTCGGACATAAAACACAAAATGTGATTCGTGGAAATAGAATGGGCAAAAATAGAAAAACGCTCAAGATGAACTATTCTGCATAATTTTTGCGTCATCATACACCCTTGAAGATTTACACCCTTGAAGATTTAAATTGGCTCCTAAAGGAGCCCTTTAATTCATTCAATGGGATTACTGTTACCGATAAATGAATTAATTGTACCACAGCCAAAGGCTGTGTGTACCATTTCAAATCTTCATCGGTGTAAATCTTCAAGGGTGTAAATCTTAATCGGTGTAAATCTTAATCGGTGTAAATCTTCATCGGTTTAAATCTTCATCGGTGTAAAAAACATAAATACATTATGAAATAAAGATACATATTTATAACGAATAACAACAGGGTATGTTTTTAGAAATGGATAAAAAAAAGGCACACCCAACGCTTATTTTAAACATGATTGTTAAAAATGAATCGGATGTGATTGAGAGAATGTTGAAATCCGTTTCATTTTTGATTGATTATTATGTCATCTGCGATACTGGTTCAACGGATGATACTCCAAATATTATACGCCGTTTTTTTTCGGAAAACTATCCACAAATTAAAGGACAAGTCATCAGTTATCCGTTTCGTGATTTTGGACATAATAGAACATATTCTCTACAAAAGTGTCTGGAATTATTTCCGAATGGGGATTTCGTTTTATTGATGGATGCAGATATGATTTTATGGGTGAACGAGATGTTTAATCCGAATGATTTCAAGAGGGAATTGAATAATAAAGGAGCTGATGTATACCTGTTGTTCCAGGGGGGGCATGATTTTCATACAAAAAACGCAAGAATTTGTAGAAATAGAACTGGATTTTCATACAAGGGGGTTACACACGAGTATTTAGATTCACCATCACAATCAAAAAATATAACAATTGAATGGGATAATATTCGCATATTGGATATTGGAGACGGAGGGTCTAAAACAGACAAGTTTGAGAGGGATATTTTCTTATTGGAGAACGGGCTTAAGGAAGAGCCAAATAATTGCCGATACATGTTTTATTTGGGTAATAGCTACAAGGACTATGGGAATTATGAAAAAGCCATTGAAGTTTATAACAAACGAATACAACATGGTGGGTGGGTGGAAGAGACATGGGTTTGCTATTACAGTAGTGGTATTTGTTATAAAATGTTGGGTCGAAAGGCTGAAGCCTACAATGCATGGATAAGTGCGTTAGAAATTTGTCCAAATCGTATCGAAAACTTGTATGAAATAATATATGATTGCCGGATTTCCGGTAAAAATTTTTTGGCTTATTATTTTTACGAAATGGCCAAAAAGGCTATAGCTATGGGGAATAATTCCAATTTAGATTTTCTCTTTACACAATCCGACATTTATAATTGGAAATTAGAAGCCGAATTGACGATTTTTGCGTATTATATTCCAGTTTTAATGGAATTACCCAATCGTCATAATATTATCAAGACATGTATGAAGCTATTGGCCTACCCCTTTATCCCACACGAAGTATTTAAAAACATTCTATACAATTACAAATTTTACGTATTGCCTATTCCTGTAAAAGATAAATGGAAAACATCGACGATAACTTTAAAAGGTGAAAACAATAACGTGTTTAATAATAGTACCCCGTCTATTGTCCGACATAAAACAGTTACAGATTCTGATGAAAATTATTGGATAAATGTTCGCTATGTGAATTACAGAATCAATCAAGAAGGTGGTTATGAAAACAGGGATAAAATTCATACACGAAACATCCTGTTTAAAATGGAAACCGTTCATCCACAAAAAATTTCGGCCCCTGTTGAAATAAAATACAATACAGATTATGATAATTATTATGTTGGATTAGAAGATATTCGTTTGTTTTCTCATTTAGGTGAAATGTATTACAACGCAAATCGTTGTGTTGAACATGGGAAAATGCAAGTTGAACACGGAAAAATACGAATAGAAACAGGGGAGGTTTATGAAAGTCGTCTGTTAAAGTCTCCAGAAAACCGAGATGTTGAGAAGAATTGGGTGATGTTTTCCAAGGGGGATGAAATATGGATGGTATATGACTGGGGGCCTTTACGTTTAGGTAGAATCACACAGGGTGGCGTGGATGGTGTGGATTTAAACATTGAAATTACACAGACGGATGTTCCATCGTTTTTTAGAGAAGTTCGTGGTTCAACAAATGGCGTATACTTGGTTGACAGTAGAGAAATATGGTTCTTGTGTCATTTAGTAAGTTATGAAGAACGCCGACGATACTACCACGTGTTTATTGTATTAGACAGTGATACATTGATTTTAAAACGATGGTCACCATTATTTGTATTTGAAAAAGACACACCTGTTGAATATTCTCTGGGATTTGTTATTGACAATGGCGGAAAAAACTTGATTGTATCCAAAAGTTCAATGGACAAAACCACTGAATTTTTGGTGGTTTCTATTGACGATATTGAATTTTATCAAAAGGCATAAAAAGATGATTTTTATATTCATAAACATTCATTCATAAAATGTCTTTAACGAAATCGACGATAACTAAAGCTTTCAATAACTTGTTTATTCAGTTCTTGGAAGAGGTCATTGAAATCGTTCCAGACAATAAAGATATTCGAACCTCCAAAACCTATTTTGAAATGTTGCGTAATTTAAATCCGGCTTTAATAATCAAAGTATGGTACGTTAATGTGTATAGTCCATATAAAGAAGTTATTGACAATGGTGACATTGTGTCGTTTTTAATTGAAAAAGATTACAAAACCGATGTAAATGAATTGGAAAACGCAAACGAAGTATTGGAAGTGATTAATCAATTGCGGAAACCGATTGGTGAAATGAGCTACAATAATCGAGAAAAAACGATGGAATATATTAAATCTCTAAGCAAGTTAGCTGATGGATATAACACGATGTAATTGCAAGGTTTCAAAATGGGGAAAAGTTATTTGAAAAGGATGTTTGTGAAAAAGTCAGATAATCACCGTTGCCCTGAACGGCCTCGCTGTTTTTCTTTTCAGCAATGGGGGCTAAATATGTCTGTATTTCTTGACCATATTTAACTTGAAATTTAGATTTTACTAAAAGAAGAGCAGGTACTCTGTCGATGTTGGGTGGCAACAGATGTTGTGTTCCATTATCTAGACAAATAGTCCAACCACCTGTTTTTCCTAAACTTCGATTGTCAATACAGATAAATTCCATTTTATCGCCGAAACCGTTTTTTGAAATAAAACTTAAAAGAGCCTTTGAATGACGGCAAAAATTGCTGTAATACAGGGTGTCATTTTTGAACATTCCGTTTATACACCATTGAAGATTAAAATATCTGTTTAATTTCAACAGATATTTTATGGATGTTCTACACGATTGATTTACACCCTTGAAGATTTAAATCGGCTCCTAAAGGAGCCCTTTAATTCATTCAATGGGATTACTGTTACCATTTTAAATCTTCATCGGTGTAAATCTAAATTGATTGAATACACATATTATGCAACAACCGGTTTTGTAAATACATGGCTAAATATAGAATACTTGAGAATACCAAAGACAAAATGAGTTCGGTTTTCTTTCCATAAAACAGGATGATGATGATTGCAAGAATACACAAAAGGAAAAGAATCATACAACCGACTTCCAATAGATAAAACCACCAACAGAATTTTCGACTAATAGGACCAAACAGGGTGAATTTAGATGATGTGTTGGTAGAAACAGGAGCAACAGGTGTATTTGATGCATTGTTTACTGGAAGAGCTGGATTTATTTGTGGTTGAAAAGGAGAGTTCATTTTTACAAAAATATATAATAGGTTCGGAAAATAATCCAACTGTTATTATAACAGGATTCATTTTATTCATATGAAAAAAACAGGAAATCAAACCCGAAAGATACCAGCTGTTGAAGGTCTTGAACATGGTTTCATTCGTTCTCAACAAAAGGCGTTGGAAATTGCCACTCAATATATTCGCAAAAAAGAAACAGTTAATCAAACATTAAGACGTCAAACAGAGGGTTTATACAAATTTCCAGAACAGGGGGCTCCTTTTGAAATAAGTGAAACGGCACTTAAAAATACTCTAAAATACATTTACGAAACATTAAAGCACCCCTGTTACATGTTGTGTATTTCCGTTCAAAAACGCCATTTTTATAAATTAGAACAAACAGAAACAGCCCCTTATTTTGAACAATTCACTAAACAAGAATTCCAGCGCGTTAAAAACGACTTGTCTCAGAAAGACATACAACATATTGAAAAGGTTTTGCAAAAGCCGTTTCGTATTATGCAATGTATCGTTAAACCGCAATCAAGAGATACTTTTAGTCAGGAATATCTGGAATGGATTGGTGAAATGGCGAGTTCTTTACCATTCGGAGTTTTCATTTTCAATTTGACCGATGCTGTTCTTTTACGAAAGGATGGAAAAATGCCTTTTCCTAAAACGAATGACCCTCCAAGTCCAATTTTAACACCCGTGTTGCCGATATTTAGCACATCTGGACAAAATGGATATTGGGATATTCCTATTCCAACATATGATGATATTAAACAGGGGTCTATTGTTTGGAATACTGATTGGAACACCAAAAAAGAGGTGGCTGTTTTTCGAGGGGGGCCAACAGGGTGCGGAACTCGCGAAGATACGAATGCGCGATTAGCTGTGGCTAAACTAAAATCACCCCTGTTGGACGCCGGTGTAGTTTCAGGAGAATCGCGTTCAATACGTTATGACCCGAAACACGGGTTATCAATGTTGTCAATGGATGGTATTTCAACAGTGGGGCGTTTAACCATGGAACAACAGTCGAATTACAAATATATTGTTCATATTGATGGAAACGTACTGGCTTATCGTTTATTGACGACAATGCTGTCTGGTTCAGTTATATTGCGTATAAAAAGTCCATTTGTTTCTTGGATAGACCATTACCTGTTACCTAATCAACACTATATTGAGGTATTAGAACCAAAAGATTTATTGACTAAAATCCAATGGTGTAAAGAAAATGATGATATTTGTCAAAGAATCGCTTTTCGAAGTAGAGAACTTGCAGAAAAGGTACTGTCGAGACGTTTTTTAAGGGGGTATTTTACTGAGTTATTATGGAATACTGTAACTCCTCAGTCAACAGACTGTTTGCCTTGGGACCGTTCTTCTAATAAAATATATGCTCAGCCCAAACCATTTCGTCCTAACCCTGAAATTATCCCTGTTTTAAAAAAGGCAAAGAAGATTACGCGCAAGAAATTACCTAAAATACAGAACCCTACTTTACAGACAGAAACTACAGGTGTTGATTCTTATATGAAGTCTACTGAAAAGGAAAAATGCCGTAAAGGATATGTAACAGACAGGAAAAACAAAATGCGCTGCGTTTCTGTAAAAAATAAACCCAAAATAGATGCAAACGTTGAAGAAAATCAAGAGGTGGTTGTTCCTAAAAATCAAGAAACCCAACCTGTTGTATCTCCTGTTGTGTCTCCTGTTCCTGTTGTGTCTCCTTTACAGAATTATACTGAACCTACAGGTGTTGATTCTTATATGAAGTCTACTGAAAAGGAAAAATGCCGTAAAGGATATGTAACAGACAGGAAAAACAAAATGCGATGTGTTTACTCTGTTAAAAAAAAACCGAAGCCTCTTTTCCAGGGTAACCAACAGGGTGTTGTTGAGGAGAACCAACAGGGTGTTGTTGAGGAGAACAAACAGGGTGTTGTTGAGGAGAACCAACAGGGTGTTGTTGAGGAGAACCAACAGGGTGTTGTTGAGGAGAACCAACAGGGTGTTGTTGAGGAGAACCAACAGGGTGTTGTTGAGGAGAACCAACAGGGTGTTGTTGAACCTTATATGAAATCTAATGAAAAAGAAAAATGTCGTAAGGGGTATGTAACAGACAGGAAGAATAAAATGCGCTGTATTCCGAAATAACAGCAACCCTGTTGATTTTTCTATCGAGCATACATTAAACCACAATATCCACCTTGAAATGACAAAATATTATATCGTTCTTCTTGAACAATCAAATTATAACTATAGCTATAAAGCCTATAGTTTGATTTAAAGAAACCAATTATTTCTCCATTATTTCCACAAACAATGTTTTCATTTAATCCATTGACATCAACATCGGGAACCATTGTGGTGTATTCAAATTCCACGTTTCGAAATTTGCTTGTATTAATAGCCCCTGATGGTTGATATTGTCCTGTATTTAAACCGAAATTATAAAAATAAAGACCGTCCTTTGCTCCACCTTGACTGCGAATAATTTTATCTACATAATTATAGAACCCGCTTGTCATATTGTTTTCACGATAATTCCCGTCCATTAAAATCGACATGGTTTGTAAAATTTCTTTTTGATTAGCAGTATTTGCATCCCCTGTAATAAAAATACCGGAAAGACTTCCATCTGGATTTGTTAAATTCGTTGCGAATTGAATATCTATAGGTATGCTGTAATAAGGGAAATTCGTGTAATTATTCCATTCATTTCGCAGATTAACGTCATTTCTTTGGAAATAAAACATCCAGTTTGTAACAAGACCGTTTGTCAATAATTGGGATTTAGAAGTTCCAACTTTATTATCGAATTGGTATTCATAAACGTCTTTGACTAAATATAACTGAGTTTCTTGAGCAAATTCTTTGGCATCTTCGGCTGTAAGAAACACGTAATTACTAATTAAATGAACATCTGCATTCCAACCCTGTAATTTTCTTTCATAATTATTAGGTGAGAGGGTGGTTGATGGAGGTGTTTGCAAAAAACGATATAGAGCGTATTGTGCTTGATTAAAATCGGGTTGAATATAGGGATAGTTATTCGCGAAATCGAAAATATCCCGAATACGAAACAGCTCCTGTATTGGTCGCAAACGAATAGTTATAGTTAAATAATTGTATTGTTGAGCTATTAAAGGGAAGGCGCACCGACTGTCTTGAGCATACCACGCATTGATTGGAATATACAATTGTCTTCCACGTATGGATGGTTCAGAGCCAACAGGGTTTGAAGTATAATACGCAGAAGGATAAGAGTTTGACCTACCGAATGCGATTGAAGGATTATTTAATTCTGTAATATTTCCAGAAGCCCTACGGATTAACTCTTTTTTTTCCGATGTATAATCCCGTTCAATCACATTGCTTAAATATGAACCCGTGTAACGTGCAATAATCATTGAACCCGAAGTAACCAATACCTCTTCAATCATTTGAAATCCAATATCATCAATCCATTTAAAATCATATGAAGCATATTTATTACCGGTTTCCGGACAATAATGATATATAGGACTCCATATATCAGGCAGATTAATACAGAGAAAAGTGTCTAATAAAAGTTCGGCATAATTCGGAATATTAAATTGAAAAGTAGAACTTTCAGTCAAACGCAAATCTCGTTGTCCATCGTAATCGATTCGAAAAGCCTGTTTACCAAAATTGCGTATTTTAGAATATTTTACTTTAAAAGCGTTTAATGACGGATTTCCCAACAGGATTTTATTGTTGTTGCCAACTGCCGCCAAATTTAAGAGACCGCCAGAACCACTCATTTATATGAACGTAATGTATTTTATATAATAGATTGAATATAAAATACTCATTATACAACGTAAAAAGTGACGAATTTGGAATACATTCTAAATATCAACACTTGTGGAGAATATGCTTTCTAATGCTTCGTTCATAATTTGCGTCAATTGATTATTATCATAAGTGTTTGAATTTGAAGAATTTTGAAACAGGGGTGTTAAAATGATTTCATCTAAAATATGTGAACTACTACTCGCATTTTGTTCAGGAGTGTTTCTGGACATTTCTGCAACAGGTTTTCGACATACAGGGCATAAATTATTAATATCGAACCAGAGTAAAATATCCCCCTGTTTAAACACATGTTTGCATGTATTTATTTCACATAAAATATCCCCTGTTTGAAAATCATTATGTGAAATTGGACAAGTGTTTGTTATTAATTGATTATTATTTTCATTATAAACAAATGTTTTCGTATTTTCCTGAATTTGTTTTTGTGTTAGACGATTTTGAGGAGTCGAAGTTGAAGAAGTCGGCATTTCATAAACCCAGGAATAGGAAATATCACTAATATATGGAGAACGTCCAGCAGAAGAGAACAACTGTTGTATTAAAGAAGGTGTGTTTGTCGTATTCCTCCTTCTTGTGAAAGTTGATTGTACATTAGCCGTATTTGTTCTTGTTTGAATATTACGATATGCATCTAGAAAATGACTATTTGTTTCATTATATGATTTCCAAATATGAAGAAAATCGTTAGAATTATTAGACATTATATAAATTGTCTAATAATAATTTTTACAGGTTCAATCGCACCAAACAAACAAATACAGGATTTCTGAAAAATTGAATAAAAACAAATAGAGTGATATCATCAAAACACCTGTTTAATAATGGAAACTTCTAAAAAAACAGAGATTACATCCCTTGTCGGTTTGGAGAATTTAGGCAACACATGTTTTCTAAATACATGTCTTCAAATATTGGCGAATACACCAGAAATAAATAACCTGTTGATTTCTCCTAAATATATCTCGACAAAAAAAGAAAATAATCCAAATAGAACCATAACTATGGAATGGTTGGAAATTTATAGGTTTATGTTGAAAGAAAATTCGCAACAGGTAATAATATCACCAAAACGGTTTGTCTATTTTGTTCAAAAGATAGCCAAAGAAAAAGGACATGATTTATTTACAGGGTGGTCTCAAAATGACTTTACAGAATTCCTGTATTTTGTTGTGGACTGTTTTCACATGTATATATCAAGAGGTGTACAAGTGAAGATTCGCGGAGACCCCAAAAACATAAATGACCTAAATGCATTGGCATGCTACAGGTATTTGGAAGAGATTTATAGTAAGGATTATTCAGAAATCAAACAATTGATGAATGGAATTTATATGAGTGAAATTTATTCTTTGGATGGTAAAACATGCCATTCTATTAAACCCGAGACGTTTTTCATATTGGATTTAGAAATTCCACCATCAGAAACAGAAACAACAGAGTCTAGTTCTTTAAAGGATGATAGTCTAGTTTATTATAAACGCAGTGAAATAACTTTACACGATTGTTTCCTTTATTTTACACGTGGTGAAACCATGTGTAATCAAGATGCCTGGTTTAATGAAAAAACAGGGGAACGGGAGCCGATTATAAAAAAAATATCTTTTTGGAGTTTTCCGAAAATACTCGTCATTAGTCTAAAACGGTTTGTCAATGAATATGACAAGAAGACAACAATGGTTGATTTTCCATTGGAAAAGTTGGATTTATCCGAGTATGTATATGGATACAGTAAAAACAAGTATGTTTATGATTTGTATGCGGTGTGTAATCATTCAGGCAGTACTGATAATGGTCATTATACAGCCTTTATCCGACGAAATGAAGATTGGTATTTCTATAACGATACACAGGTGTGTAAAATAGAAGAACAACAGGTTGTTACTCAGTATGCTTATTGTCTATTTTACTCCAGAATAGAAAAATAATCCTGAGATATTTTATTTTTTTCTTCTTCTATTTCGTTGAATGTTTTTTCTTGTTTTTCCAATTGTTCTGTTAGAACCAAAACCCTGTCAAAAACTTCTCGGTTGTTTTCGTATAAATAACCCAAATTGAGACGAATGCCTGTTCTATTTTCATTTATGGTAATGTTATTTTGAACAAACACCTGTAGTATCTCGACTTGTCTTTCCAAACTTAAAGCTTCGATGCGTTCCTTTACCTTTTCTAAATATTTAGTCAATTCATCCTGTTTAATCATATTTATCTATATTCAACAGGTTATTTTTATACATTTTGAATTCGTTAAAAATATAGTTTTATTATCATTTTATAATAAAACGATGAAAAAAACACTATTGACCAACATTTTTAATGAGGAATATTTATTGCCGTTTTGGTTGTATCATCATAAAAATATGTTTGATGATATAATTATTGTTGATTACAACTCAACAGATAAATCCTTAGAAATATGTAAAAGTATTTGCCCAAACTGTAAAATAATAAAAACACGAAATAATTATTTTGACGCTCAAGATATAGACATTGAATTTATGGATATTGAGAACAGTATTGAAGGAATAAAAATAGTTCTTAATACAACTGAATTTTTATTTTGTGAAGGGTCAATACAGGACCTTTTTTTAAATGCTTCACAGCAGACGTCTTATTCTATTACAGCTGTAAGTCCTTACTCTATTAATACATATAATATAATGAACTATTATGAATTATTTCATCAAATGTTAAACGAGGATGTTGTTTACCATCATGATAGAGGTGTAAGATTTTTACACAATTTTTCGAATGGACAATATCATATAGGTAGACATGCAACAAATAATCCGACTATTCTATTAGATAAAGCACATATAGTGTGGTTCGGTTATTATCCTATGAACAGACAGTTATTAAATCGAAAATTACAAATTAAACATAACGTTTCTCAACGAGATAAAGAGATTGGTCATGGTTTTCATCATTTGTTTAATGAAGACAAAATGATTAGTATTAATACAGAAAAATCATCTTCGGGTGTAAAACTAGAAATTTTAAATTCATCCCTGTATAATACTTTATATTCAAAATTTAGAAACAAAACGTTTATCGTCACAGGTGGTTGTGGATTTATAGGTTCTCATATGGTTGATAAGTTAATTTTCTTGGGACATAAAGTAATAGTATTGGATAATTTATTAAGCGGAAAAATAGAAAATTTAAACGAATCGGCCTTATTAGAACAAATTGATATAACCGATTACGATTTATTAGATAAGACACTTGAAAAATACGAAACAATTGACGGAATATTCCATTTTGCAGCAATAGCAAGAACACCCTGGTGTATTGATGACCCACTTTTATGTTATAATACAAATGTAATGGGAACAATAAATATATTAGAAATTGCAAGAAAACGAAATATTAAGCGAACCGTGTTATCATCATCTAATGTTGTCTATGCATATTTAACTCCTTATAGAACATCCAAAGAAGCACTTGAAGGATTGATGTTAACTTATCATAAAATGTACAACATGTCTGTTATAGCGTTAAGATATTCTAATGTATACGGTAAAAGACAGAGTGAGACAGGTCCTTCACCCAATGTTTTTGCGGCATTACGCAAGTCGAAAAGAGAATTGGGAAAACTCATGATAACTGGCGACGGTAATCAAACAAGAGATTACACACATGTAAGTGATATTGTAAATGGTAATTTATTATCCATGTTCGATGACTATTGTGGTATTATCGATTTATGCACAGGTAAAAGTATTTCATTAAACTACGTCGCGCAATTCTTTGATTGTCCATTACAATATATTGATGAAAGACCAGGCGACATAAAACACATTGTACAATCTGCTGAAAAAGCGTATAATATTCTGGGATGGAAAGCATTAACAGAATTAGAAGATGGTATTAAAGACGTTTTACTCTAATAAATATTTACACCGATGAAGATTTGAAATGGTACACACAGCCAAGGGCTGTGGTACAATTAATTCATTTATCGGTAACAGTAATCCCATTGAATGAATTAAAGGGCACCGAGAGGAGCCGATTTACACCCTTGAAGATTTGAAATGGTACACACATCCAAAGGCTGTGGTACAATTCATTTATCGGTAACAGTAATCCCATTGAATGAATTAAATGGCACCTAAAGATGCCGATTTACACCCTTGAAGATTTAAAATGATACACACAGCCAAAGGCTGTGGTACAATTCATTTATCGGTAACAGTAATCCCATTGAATGAATTAAAGGGCTCCTTTAGGAGCCGATTTAAATCTTCAAGGGTGTAAATCTTCAAGGGTGTAAATCTTCAAATGATGTATAGTATTTTTATCCATAGTTAAAAATTGTAAAGAACATGTTTTACATTTGTTGTGAATATTTTTGTGTATAATCATCAAAAATATTTAACATCTCCCATTGTAATTTCCTACACCATCCCAACTTATACCATGTAGACCAACCCAGTTTTGTTTAGCGCAAATGGCTGATGTTCCGGAATTAGTACCCCATTTCGGGTCACTAAAATTAATTTTATAAGTACCGTTTTCATTAACCAACCCATATAAATTGGTGTCGGTTGTGGATGAAGAAGGAACAAATGTTCCAACGTTTGCTCCCACATAGTTTGGAACAATACACAGGTTGTTGTTTGATGGGTCGTTTACCCAAAAATCAGGACAGGCGTTTGCTAAAGGCGGAAATACCCCTGATTTCACCCCTTTAGACATTGTGTAGCCAAAAACGACAAGTAAAATAATCAAAATAATCAATGCCACCACTGTAACAATAATATAAAATAAATTTTCCATTATGTCAATTAAACTATAAAGAGAAATTACAACACTATTATTCAGAAACAGACCCCTGTTTGTTTATTATTTTGAAATATTCCGTCAATTCTTTCTCCATTTTGTGTTTTTCTTTTTTGGTTAATTGAACCTTTTTCTTTTCAAATTCCGAAAGTATTTTATTGGTTTTTTCCCGATTTTTATTTGATTTTTTCGGTTTTTGTAACAGGGTTGTTTTTACGATGTGGTATATAACAAATCCTAAAACAATGAGTAAGAAGGATTTAAGCAATTCCAGCAACATTTGTTCTATAATTTGAAAAAAATAGATTGGGTTTATACCAACAGTTATACACCGATTTACACAGTATTTGGTTGTGGTACAATTAATTTTATTTTATCGGTAACAGTATTCACCATTGATTTACACCTGTGAAGGTTTTGGATTAAAGAAATTTGTAAACCAACTAAAATAACCCTGATTATCCTGTTGAGGAATACCCTGTTGAGGAATATCCGATTGAGTAATATCCTGTTGATAAATACCCGGTTGAGGAACTGCACCTGGTTCATTACCACCTTTAACTCTTTTTCTTTTTAGTTTCGGTGTTTTTCTGTTTTGTTTTTTATTTTTTCCAGTTTTCCTCATTATTTCTTGTATAATGTAGTGGTAGAAATTTTGTGAATTATTCTTATTACATGTTTGATATTTTGGAAAAATTGAAACTAAATAAACACATGTTTTCAATATAACGAATTAACAAAATGTCTAAATCATCTAGAACGATTTTATTTATTGACAAATCAGGAACAATAAAAGAAATACAAGTCAAACAGGAGGATATTCCCAACAACCTGTATAAAAAAGCAGGTTTAAAAACACCCGATGATTTTGCCGAACAGTTTGTATGGGAGTTAAATTTGAATGAAAATGTCTCTTTTGATATCGGTGTAAATACAGAAGAATCCAAGACGTCTTCAACAAAAAATTATTCCATATCTATTTACGGAAAAAAGGTAGGGAAACAGGTGAAAAACACGTATGGATTCCCGCCCCCTTTAGAAGAAACCAATCTTTATGGCAACTGTCTTTTGGTAAATAACCGTGGTTCAATAACACTAAAGGAGTGGAACAACCTGTTTGAACTAATTTATGAAAAATATGATGCCGATGATGAAGACGAAGCGAATGATAGTTCAAGTGAAATAAATGAAGATGCAGATGCAGACGAAGAGGGGGATGCAGATGAAGAAGTTGAAGAAGATGATAATGAAGAACAAATCGAAAAACAGAATGAAGTAAAGAGGAAAAACAGTAAAAAAAACGCTAAAACAGCCATTTCGGATTTTGAATTAACATATATCGAAGAACAATACTTGGATTGCGAAATGGAATTAGAACCGGAAGAATATTTACATCCTTGAATAAAACCAAAAGAATCTGGTCCATAAAAAAATAAGTCTTGTATCTCATTTTTTTATAGCGTTTTTTTGCAACAGGGTTCCTCTGTAAAACATTTATTCTACATCCATTTTATCTTCTTCTATTTGTTCATTATTTATTTTACGTGTTTTTGATAAAATGTTCTCCCTTTTTTTCTGACTTAAATTAAATTTATATTTCAATACAGATTTATCATGTTCTGTTAGCTGTTGCTTGTTATCTTTTCTTGTTGTACCCGTTTTGCCCTCTTTTTTTCTCTTGCTTTTTGTAATATTATTTTTGTGTTTTTCTAGTTCCTGTAATAATTTTAATTCTAACGCTTTTTTTTTTCTTACCTCTTCTTGTAAACGAGCATTATCCTGTTTATGAAGAATTAATTCGGCGTTGATGCGGTTTATTTCATTTTGATGAAGATTTTTAATATTCATTGTTAAGGTATTCAAGTCTTTTTCTTTTTTATTAACATTATCTTCTTTCTCGAATACTTCTTTCACGTATTTTTCCAATTTTTTTTCTTTCGTATTAATATTTTTTTCTTTCTCGAATACTTCTTTAAGAGATTTTTCCAAATTTTTTTCTACTCTTAATAATTCATCATTTTTCTCTTGTAATTTTAGTAGTTCTTGTCGTTTCCGTTTTTCCCAATCTTGTAAATTTTCTTGTCTAATAGATATTTCTTTAGTATTGAAATTATTTAAATTTTCTTGCAAATTAAAAGTATTATCAGATTTTTCAGGACTTTTACTATTTTTCCTCTTTTTTTTTAGTCTTTCTTTTAATTTCGCTTGAATAACTCTTTGTTTTTCTTTTTCAAGCTCTTCTTGTCTTTTTTTTTCTCTTTCTCGTCTTTGTCTTTCTCGTTCTCGTTCTAGTCGTTCTCGTTCTAGTCTTTCTCGTTCTAATCTTTCTCGTTCTAGTCTTTGACTTTCTCGTTCTTGTCCTTGACTTTCTCGTTCTTGTTCCTGTCTTTGATTTTCTATTTCTTGTTCCTGTCTTTGATTTTCTATTTCTTGTTCCTGTCTTTGATTTTCTATTTCTCGTTCCTGTCTTTGACTTTCTTGTCTTTGTTCCTGTCTTTGACTTTCCTGTCTTTGTTCCTGTCCTTGACTTTCTTGTCTTTGTTCCTGTCTTTGACTTTCTTGTCTTAAATCTCCTTGATTTATAACAGCACTATAATCCGTCTTGTATTTAAATTTTTTAAAGGTTTCTTTACCATTATTATTACTAAACTTATTAAAATTATTGCGATTCGTATTTATTATATTTATTCTATCAATCAACGATTGATTTTGAATACCAATTTTTAAAGAATCAGCTGTTTGATTAGATAAAAAATCTCTTGCTCCATTTATTTTTTTAATAATACCTTCCGTTATCTCTAATAAATTATCCTTTTCCTGTTGAGATAGACTTTCAATCAAGTTTATTTTATCTGGATGATAACGTAAACTTAATTGTTTATGTCTTTTTGTTATTTCTTTTAATTTTAAAGGTATAATTCCTAATATCAAGCATGAATCATTATAATTTCCTGGTTCATTTAAATTTTCAATAATTCTCCATTCTTTATAATAATATGTGTCTTCTGTTGTCATTATTATATAACATAGGTTAAGATTTTAATAGTGGATTATCAGATGATAACATGTTTCTAAACGCATTGTGGAAATTATAATTTATCAATTATAAATAATCCTGTATAGTGTCTATACAGGATTATTTATGTCATAACATTGAGGCTTACACCGATGAAGATTTACACCGGTGAAGATTTAAATTGGCACCTAAAGGTGTAAAGTTGTAAATGATTATTTTTTATTTTTACCCTTTTTCCCTTTTTTCTTGGGGTCTTTCACTTCATTTGCAACAGGTTGTTTTGTCGATGTAGTTTCTTCCAATCCGTACTGTATCATTAATGCATCAATATCTTCTGGTTTTGTCGATTGTTCTTGTTTTTCACCATTCAGTAAACGAAACACCCTGTTGCCTTCTTTGTCGACTTCAATTACACTGTTTTTTAAACAGGTGTTGTCAAATTTCTTCTTTTCGGCAATGTTGCGCTTCATTCGCTCCCTTGTTTCGTACTGTTTTTGCATTCTATTTAATGCATTTTTGTCTATTTTCATATTTTTACCCCCGCCTGGAGCAGACCTTTTAAATTCCTCAAACATTTTCATAATTCCGTCCTTTCCGCCCATCTGTTTAAACATGTCGGAAGTCTCTTTCATGAACTCTTCTTCATTGCCACCCTCTTGCATCTTTGTTTTTACTTTCTCAGTCATTTTCTTCATTAAATTCATCATTTTAGCAGGGTTCTTCATTAATCGTTTAATAACTTCTTGCATAGAAGGGTTTCCTTGAATGTCTCCCAATTCCTTTTCAAATTCAGAGAATTCATCCTTCATTTCTTCAACTAATTCCTTTACTAAATTACCGATTTTTCCACCCATTAACTTCTTTAAATGCTCCTGAAGATTATCCGTATCCATGTTTTGAAAAAGGTTTTCAAACATATTTGGTATTTTTTCCTCTTTTTCTTCATCTGAGTCTTCTTTAGTATCTTTTTTTTTGTCTTCTCGATTAACATCATAATGTTGAAAAAAAGACTTGAGACCTTCCACTGTTTCCTTTATTTTACCCTGTAATTCTTTTTCATCAATGCCTTGAAACAGGTTGGCTGATTCACCAAACGCTGATTTATTACTGACATTTTCAATAACTTGAAACAAAATAAGCTGTAAATATCTCCAAATAGTTTTCTTGGTATTTTCACTAATATTGGAATAAAACAATTCTGCAAAATCCACTTCGGGTAAAAAACAAGTGTTTATTTCTTGAACGTCTGGATTGTTCTTTGTAAAAATCTCTTCATTTTGATAGAGGATATCAAAAAAACGTTCTGGGTAGACAGTTGAGAAATAATCGGTTAATTCTGTGGGTTCTTCTCGATTTTTTAAAGTGATTTTTGCCCATTGTTCTCGTTTTTCCGGAAAAGTAATAGACAAGTCTGTTATAAAATCGTTTATAATCTTTTCCATTAAACTGTATTAGTAATATGTAATAAAATTATTTAAACCTTTTTACGAATTGAAAAACCGTTTTAGTCGTTCGTAATCCGGCGTTTTATGTCCTTCTGTTGAAAAACATACCTCCATAAACCTTTCTAATCTATTTCCTCTGATGTCTTCTGTATTTCTGGCCGTCGTTATATATTGATAAATATAACCTACAGATATCAAGTCGTCGCGTTTAGCCGGTGTTTCCCCCCTTTTCACAAAGGGACTCATAAAACGCAAATTCCCAGTTTGACAAGCACCTTTCACAACAGGTTTGTTTACATCTTCCATGTTGAAAACGGTAGCGAGTCCAAAGTCAATGAGTTTTATCGAGTTGTGTTTTTCAGTCGACCACATAAAGTTCTTGGGTTTAATATCGCGATGAATAATGCCTAAATTGTGAATAATGCAACAGATGTTAATCATTTGACACATTAGAGAGTTTTTTTCAACAGGTGTGTTTGGGAAATAGTCTTCTAAAGAATGCGGGAAATAATCCATAACCAAATAGGTTGTCAGGTTGTCATATCGCCCAAACAAACAGATTCTAGGAATGTCGAAACAACCACCGCGATATAAAAAATCCATAACTGTAGCTTCATGACATAAAGTGCCGTGTTGTGTGTCGATTTTAATTGCAACAGGGTGTTTTGTATATCGATTTATGCCGTAATACACGGCTCCAAATTTTCCCTTGTCTAAGTAATGCTGTATTTCATATCGTCCTCGTTCTCCGAATACTTGCACAATATTACAATTCTTCTCGTCCATTGTTCTTATAATATACACAATTGGATGTTCTAATACACCTTTTACACATCCGATTTCTATTGTAAAAAACACGCCATAGTATAACAACACTGTTGTAAAATGAATATAGAACAGACAATATTTGATTTTGGATGGGTCATCTCCGAATCTGTAATAGTTGGTTCATACGTTGTTTTATTATTTTTATTGATTACACAGGTGTTTTATTTTTCGGATTGGAACCTGTTATTATTCGTGTTGGGGTTTATCAAACACTTTTTTGGTTATTTATTGGGTATACAAAATCTTTACTGTAGATACGGTTATGCTTGTCGAAATATTACACGTAAAAAACAGGGGAATACAACTAAAACCTCAAATGATATTTTGATGGAAAAAATAGTTGAATCCGTTTTGGAAGGAATCGCTTTTGTTGCGGTTGGACTTTTCATTAACGTCTTTTACAAAATTGATAAAATATATGTGGTTTTTTTAACAGGGGTGTTATTGAACTTGATTTCGGAACTTTTAGGACTTCACGCGTATTTTTGCGAATACGGTTGCAAACAGACGTTCTACACCATTGAAGATTTACACCCTTAAAGATTTACACCCTTGAAGATTTAAATCGGCTCCTAAAGGAGCCCTTTAATTCATTCAATGGGATTACTGTTACCGATAAATGAATTAATTTAATTCTTAAGCATTTCAACAGCAGATAAATAATAAAAAATAATATATTAGATTAAATAAAAAATATGTTTCATGGCCACTCCAAATAAAAATTTCATAAACCAAATAAATCATTTCTGTTTTCTTTTTAAACTCTTTCCTTACTGACTAGACCAATCGGGGGAAACAATTTCTTGACAAAAAATTCAACTGTTTGTCAAGAAATAATATTAAATTAAACAATAATAATATTCAAAATCATTTTTTGTAAAAATTAATGTAATTTGGAGACGATGTGAATTCATATTTTTGGATTTTCTATTTATTTGCAAGAAATCTCAACAGTTATTAAAAACAATTCACAAATGAATAAAATGATTGATTATGAACAAGAAACCAACGAACGATTGACTTATCTGGCGTACTTGAATGATTTTGCAAAAGCCGGTTCAAGTATTGCGTCATTACCTCAAAACTACAAAGAAGAATTGCAACATTGCAAAATTTGTTATGGAAAAGGAATTGACGAAGAAAAAGAATGTTTACCTCTTGATATCATATCGGCTGTTTCCAATGAAATAAAGGCAACATTTGACCATTTGGATGCTGTTGAAACAACCAAAATTCATGTAGATACAAGTCGAAAACTTATTCTTTCCATGCAACAAACCTATGAGACTGAAGGAAGACGCAATCGTGAATTTTTAAACATCATAAATCCATTATTGGCCTTGACGGAAACCATGGATGTTGCCACAGTATATGAAATACGCAAAAATTATGGTCCTGACGGATATAAAACTGTTCCTGTAGAAGATAATAAAAACGCACTTATTGCTATTTTCGAAGGGAAATTAGAAATAGGTTGTTGTGGCGACCCCTCTTTACAGGCTTGTTTTGATTATTCAAAATATTGTGGTCAAATGGCAGCAGCAGGAATAGATGGTCATTATCCTTGTTTACTCTTGACTTTGGCCGGTTGTCAAGTCACTGTGAGTTTGGCATTGGTCGCTAAAACAATTTTTGTTTGTCCTTTGATTGACGCCCTTTTGTTTCAAGGATTAGACCGTGTCCAAAAAGGAGCCAAAGTATTGGCATCTATTGAAAAAGCCATGAATCGTTTAGTCCAATATTACAACCATAACGAATGGATGCAACCGGAAAACTCCTTATTGTCTCTTCCTTTTTACATCCATATAAATATGAAAGGCGTGCAGACTCGGATTCATTACACTCAAAATTTGAAACTTCAACCTTGTCAATCCTATGTATTTTTAGCAGAAATAGAAGGCACTCGTCAAAAGATTGTTGTTAAATTCACTCGTCATTATTGCGAACAAGCCCATCAACTTTTAAGCGACCACCATTATGCGCCTACATTACATAGTGTCCAACAAATAAGCGACGAATGGAAAATGGTCGTCATGGATTATATTCCAGACTCCTTGTCCTATTTTCGATTATACAGTCGCATTTCAAATCCAACGAAAATAATATTTCGCAATCAACTACTTGATATAGTCAATATTTTACATCATCATGGATATGCACATGGTGATTTACGACGACCCAATGTTTTACTCGTAAATACAGATGAACCACGCGTTTATATTATAGACTATGATTGGTGCGGACCTATTGGAAATGTGTTGTATCCTGACAATATCGATTTGGGCCAATTTCCTTGGATTCAGACGACAGATTTGCCTTTGGCTACTCAAGAACATGACACAATGGCCATTCAAAATATAATAAAAGATTTCCATATAGAATAAAAATTTCAATCAAGGACATAATAACAAAAATTGTCTGTCAAGAAAAAGAATATACAAAGTTGAAGCCTTGAAGAGTTATTCAACTTTGCACTGTGAAATGGAACAAATGATTCAAGCCATGCAAAATGATATCACAGAAAGGCAGCAAGAACGCATTGTCAAGAAATTTTGGGTCTTGTTTCATCAGCTTTCAAAGGGTACTACCAAATATAGAACGCCACCACATGAATACGATATGCGAATGAAGTTTTTCATGGAGAAGCTGACGGATACTCATATTATGACGCCCAAAGTGCATAACGAATTAAAGATACTTGGTGGCGCGGGTAAGGACCCAGTCGAAAGTATGATTCAGATGTTGGGCAAGTATCAAAATGTGGAAATAACTCTGAAATATCGTCACCTATTGGAGTGCCAATGGAAGTATTTGTAAAATCCCAGCACGCAATTGTGAGTTTAATTTCCAACATTTACACCGATGAAGATTTGAAATGGTACACACAGCCAAGGGCTGTGGTACAATTAATTCATTTATCGGTAACAGTAATCCCATTGAATGAATTAAATGGCACCTTTAGGTGCCAATTTAAATCTTCAAGGGTGTAAATAATCAATTACTGTATAAATATGGGAAATGAAGCATCATCCAGAGAATATTTTAGAAAAAGAGCTCTAGAAATAAAGAGGGATGAAATAGCATGTGAAGACGAAAATTTATTAAGAGAATTAGTTCATCATATTTATTTTGTTTCCAACGACGACAACATTAAGGAAGATATTCTATGGTTGTGCCAACCTTTCCTCTTTTCCTGTATCCGCTCTGAATGAATGCGTTGAAGACCTTCGACGATTTTCTCGTTGCTTTACAAAAATGAATCAAGAAGAACTAAATAAACAAACAGTCGACCTCATGTATGCTATTCAATTGGAAACGCGCAATAGAAGTCCTCGAGAATTATATCCAGAAATATGGGAACCGCCTGTCTTTTTTGTATTCACAATGAATCGATTGTTTTGGAATAAATGTTTCATAAAAGGTATCGAATTTGGTAGGTGTGATGACGATACCTTGATGAATGTCTCGATAATGCCACAACAAATCTTTTATCAAAAATGTTTTCCCTACTCCGCGTCTCCCTAAAATAAAAACAGTGGGTAGTTCTGTTGTACGGGACTTTATCAACGCTATATCCAATTTGGGGTTCGTCTCCATGGGATTCTTCTATTTTCCTTGGTACATTTATATTTATTTCCTGCTTTTTCTGTTTATTTTTTCATGACTTTTTCTATACAGGGTTATTATTTCCTGTATAGAAAAACAAAAAGACTGCTTTCATGAAACTGTAACAAATCCTGTAAAAACACCTAGCAACATAAAACTTGAAGTGACTCCAATAAATCCATTCAAAATAAAAAAGGGAATATTTTTCTTCTTTTTTATAATGCTATCGCAACACAAATAAATAGTTCCAGCAAAATACATACTGACAAAAATAGTTCCGATTTTACCCATGTCGGTGTAAATTTTATTGAGTTTGGATTTGTAAAATGGTATAAAATTGACTTCTTTTATATATGTAAAAGCATATTTTTAATCTATACTCGTAAATAATGGCTATTGTTCATACACCATATTCGTTAATGTTTCAGACGGTCTTTCTCGAGAACCAACAGGGTTCTATAAAAGAAGACCTGTTACAAAAACTGAAACCTTTTTTCTACAAGGGTGTTACAGAATTAGCCAATTGTATCCATAATACCCTTTTGATTGAGGAAAAAAAAGTAGAAATCCTTCCAAAGATTGAAACACGCGTTGAACGTAAAGAGCCTATAAAAAACACCATGTTTTGGTCTCTATATCATTACCATAATCCCCTGTTATACGCGGAGAAATACGATATTAATATGGAACTACAAGAACGGCATAAAATCGCAGAACATTTCCGTGAAAAAACGAAATGTCTAAAAGACAGACGTCATCGTTTGACCAACGCTGATGTTGACGAAATTGTGTCAAACTTATTAACCCTTACTACGCGTAAAACTATATGGACCACATGTTTTGGAGACATTTCCGTAGACATATCTCAAGCTATAGTCTTTGCTCAATATTACAGAAAGAACATCTATATTTGCATTCCGGAACGCCGTATTATGGTATCCTTTATTTACGAAGAAGATTCTGACAAAATCACCCTAATATTCGACCCAATAAGTGGCCTGTTTAAAATATCTGAGGAGGCAAACACTTTAACAACAGGGTATTTGTCGATGGAAACGATGAAGACGACTTTAAAACCCCTGTCTCAATACAAACTAACAGAATTAGTTGAAATGTGTCAACAGTTGGGTTTATCACCGCCAAAGAAAAAGTGTGATTTGTATAGATGTATTATAGACCATTGTCACGGCGTAAATGTTTCTTCGACGTCTTCTTAAAACCCTTTAATTTTTTTTGCCTTTTAATTCGTTTAACATGTTTTCGTGTTTTCCCGCCTTGTTTAGAACCATTCTGTTGTTGTGGTTGTGGTTGCGGTTGTGGTAGCCCTCTAGTTTCTGAAATTTGCAGAGAACCATCAGCGATTACGTCGTAGAAATAGTTTTTTACAGTGGCGCGGTTGTTGGTTTCCATAAGTTCCATAAAAATATTACCGAGTTTTTCATTACTATAAAGACATTTTTTTACTTTTTCTTGATTAATAGTTGTTACTTTACCACGAATAACATCTAATCCAATATAAATCAACAGGTTTTTGTTGCCATTTTGAGTAATTCCTCCAACGTAATACAGTTTTGAACTATTACTCCCTTGTTCAGCAATTTCATCAATAACGTTTTTGAAAGAGTCTTCCAAAACGGGTTTCCCCCTTGTTGAATAAAGAAAATTTTTTTGGATATACAGGATAAAATACAGGAGATTTCGGTTTGTATTATTAAAAAAATCGTTGCATAGACGGTCTAATTCTGGATTAGAAGTTTTAAAAACGGATTTTCTGAATTTTTCAACAGATTCACCCATTCTTGTGTATTCTGGATATTTATTGAGATAATCGTACAATTCCTGTTGGAATTTTGGAAGGGGGTCATTCGTTTTAAAGATATATTCGTTTCTTTCAATTAAATCCAAAACTGAACGATTGGTTATAAGACTTTTAAAACTTTCAATAATATTTTTTACAATACTACCAAATACACTAGTTGTACTACTTCTGGAACCTGAATAATTTATAACATTTTGATTGTATGTATCGTTAAAATTTTTCAAAGGAACAATATTTTCTGATATTTCCATAATAATTTTCTCCTGTTGTTCTTCATAGTTTTTTCTTTCTTGTTCAGCTTTATCAACAGGGGTTGTTTTATCCTTGGCTATTTTTTTTCGATTATCATAAAGCCCTTTTAATTCATTGTATTTTCCTTTTATCTTTATTATATTATCTAAAATCTCTTTTTCATCTGTGGAAATATCTGTGACAGTTCTTTTACTCGCCTTTTCCAAATTATTTAAAATACCATTTCTGGGGTCCATCAAATTCTCCACGATTTTGTTCAACCCGGAATTCACCACCTGTTTTCCTTGAGTTTTTGACCAAACGTAAAACGCGTAAATATCAGAAAATAGCTGTTGGAATTCGGGAACATTAAACACATCGTTTTTCCACGTCAATTGAACAACCGTGTTTCCCTTGTAGTAGACAAGACCGTTTTCTGTAGTAGCCACCGTTTTGTTTCTATTTAAAACAGGGGCATTTATCTTTGGTATATCACTATGAGGCACCTTGTCATCGAACGAATTGTGTATATTCGGTATTGAATTGTAAAATGCTGGGAACAAAAAATACAATATGGTAATTATATTGTTGTTAAATGTGGTTCGTAATTCATTTTCTTCGGTAACAACAGGGTATGGTTTTAAAGTTTGATAAAACAGGGGGTTGTTGGTTAGAAATCTTGTACGATTTTGTGAATCAATAAATTGAAAAGGTATTGTTTTGTTGGAAGAAAAAAAAATGTCGTTTGAAGTTGTTGGAAAAGACGAGCTTGTATTGGTTGACAATTCATTTAAAGAGAAATCTTCTGGAGTTTGACTGTCTCCCAAAAAAACCTTTATATTTAGTTTTTCCGTCATATTATGGTTGAATAAACGTTGTTGAATATTATCCTGTTATAATATTCAACGAAAATGTATTGATTAGAAATAGTGAGAGAATCCCAATGTCCCTCCAGAACTTCCTTCTTCGTAAAGGTCATCGTGTATATGTTGCGGTTGGTGGTGGTTTTTCATTATTTCCAACAGTGAATTTGATATGTCTGTTGTTTCATTGTTGGACATGTCTGAATTACTCATGGCTTCAATATGATAATCAATAAAACTTTCAGGCAAACAACAGTAGACAGATTCATCGTTCAATACGAAATCCATAACAACGATAAACAAACATGTTATTAAAAAAGCGGTTAAAATATCCCTCGTTCCCATCCAACAAATGGCAAAAACAAGGATATTGCGACTAAATGTATATTTCAAATAGCCTTCAATCGGTTTAGGTAATCGCATATTTACGTACTTTGACCCAATGTTTAATATTATAATCATTACCCCTGCAAATATTTTGCTGTCATTAATTGGACCAATGTAATTTCTTAAATAGTAACTTAATCGGGTAATGGTTGAAAAAAAGTCTTTTCCCTTTGGTATAGAAACATTCTTGCTTTGAGGAGAAATATCATTAAATGACGACTTGATAGAGTGCCCTGTTGTCTTACTTTTCATAAAAACGGTGTTATTAAAGTAACAGTGGATTTTTTACGAAAAGTATGCTTTAGCGAACATAACGAACACCATTGTTTCCACTACGAGCAAATCCGTCAATGACATAAATAATAAAGACACCTAAAAAACAATACAGGATAAATTCTTCTAAAACATTGTCGGTTTTTTCATTTTGTTGTTGTTCTAAAAGATAAATCATATAATTTAGTTTTTCCAACAGTATGTCGTTATTTTGACCACTAGTATTTTTGATATTCCCGTTGTTGATGTAATCGGGTTGATATGTGGTATTTCCTGAATAAATGGTTCTATAATTGGCTAAAGCATCTACACGGCTATCTGGTGTTGCGTATAATGGGGGTCGTTTTATCTCTCCGACATCTTCAGGACTTCCCTTTTTAACCAAAACTGGGGGTGGAATTGGTTCAACCCCTGTTGTTAAATCTTGAAAATTTTCCTTGTTCATTTTTTCCAACAGTTCGTATATTTTTGTTTGCGTTTTATCAGCTTTATCCTTGTCTGCTGTCATCATCGGTTCTATTATTTCTAAATCGTTTGTATCTAATAGAGGGGTTTGTTGAGGTTTACCAAAAGAGGGATTACTCTTTTTTTTTGAAAAATCCCCCGCATCCCATGAAGAATATTGTAATGACATTTCTGGATAGATGTATGTTATTAAACATTGAGAAAAATGTTGCGAGACTTTACTCAACAACAAAATTGAATTTAATAGCAACACAATACATTCTAATAAATATTCATACGAGTTATTAAATCACAATGATTGCATCAGATATGAACATCTTTAGACAGAATATTCGCCAAAAATTGTTTGAAAAATTCGGCAAAGATAATGGGCTAACAGAGAATGGAACTGCCAATATCGAAATAAGTGTTTATAACTACAGTTTGGAAGAAGCACAACGTCAAAAAATTGTAAAAAAATGGGAAAATCGCCACTTTTGTCAAATTTATTTAGATAGATTGCGGTCTATATATATTAATTTAAAAAACCCGGAATTCATTGAGAAAATTAAAAGCGGTGAATTCAAGGAACAACAGGTTGGGTTTTTGAGCCATCATGAAATGAATCCGGAGAGATGGCGTTTATTGATGGAACAGAAGATGAAACGAGACCAAAACAGTCAAGGAACATCCCTGTCTGCTTCCACAGATATGTTTACCTGTCGTAAATGTCAATCCAAGAAATGTGTATACTATGAATTACAAACGAGAAGTGCTGATGAACCTTCAACAATTTTTGTCACTTGCTTAAACTGTGGTAAAAATTGGAAACAGTGAAAATTAATTATTTATAGATGGCTTATGATTTAGTGTTGTGACTTAATGGTTGTTCCGCCCCCGCCTCTTTTAGTATTACCACCTTTTAAACCAAAAAAGTTTTTTATTTTACTTTTTACTCCTCTTTTAGATTTTCTAGAGTAATTATTTCGGTTTTTTTGGTGTTTCTTATGATATTTTGTTTTTCTTCCACCTAAAACAGGTCCTGTATATAATTTTGCGGTTGTTTCCATGTTCAAAATTGTTTAGTTATATTAATGATAGATTTTTAGAAAGAGATATCCTCCCTATTTGTCATTACTCTTAACGATTATGTAACAATGTACTTTCTCCGCCTCTTTTAGTATTACCACCTTTTAAACCAAAAAAGTTTTTTATTCTACTTTTTACTCCTCTTTTAGATTTTCTAGA